GAAAAGAGAAATACAACTGGTATATCTCTCTTTTCGTTTATTTCTGAAACTAAATTGACTGTTAAATTATATGATGGTTGAAAGAATGGTAATATCTGTTCGACAATTTGTAGAGCATCATCATTTAACTTACACATAATATTCAATTCAAATTGCATATTATATGGCACAGGCATAAACACTTTTTTGGTCGCAGTTTCTGTGTCTGGATCTTTGACTGTTATCTGTTGTGTTGTTGTTACCTTTCTTGTTGGATCATATGTCAAACCAGTAAACTCAAATGACATTCTTGGTAATGTCATTGCGACTGATTTATTTAAATTTGGTGACTGCTCTAATCTTGCTAAGAACTTTCCAATAGGCCCATATGCAAGTGGGACTTTAGTTGTTGATTTATTTCCATCTGAATCCGTATGCTTAATTGAGAGATCATTAAACAACGTACCAAAAGAGATAATTGTCTTTCTAAATATTTCGTTGTAAAAATACTCAAACATTTTTGCACCTATACCCAGTTATTTATGGTTGTCCAAAGGGATTACCCTCTGAAAAGTCAAGTATTGCATCTGCTTCAGTTTCAAATCCATCATTATCACCAAATCCGTCATCAAAATTAGTGAGATCAATAAGTCTTATTGTATGAACTGCATTAGAAGTTCCACCAGTGATTGTTTCTTTTCTAAGGAATACTCCTTCTACATTTGATATCTTAAGTTCGCTTGTTACACTATTCCAATCTCTGACTCTTGCAGTTGCTCCACTTGTTCCACCAGTGATTATTTCATTAAACTGGAAGTTGCCAACTGCGTCACTAGCTGCAGGAGGAGCGATTGCGATTGTTGGAGGTGTTGTGTAACCAGCACCTGCGTTTGTGATATGAATTGCACTAATGGTTCCAGCAGTAGAAACGATTCCAGTTGCAGCAGCAGAAACTGTTGACAATCCCGTAAATGTAATCGTAGGTGTAGTGGTATATCCAGAACCACCGCCAGTTATCGTTACGATACCAATTGTTCCGTTAGCCATGCCCGCAGTGGCTGCAGCACCTACACCATTTCCACCAAATATTTGTATATCAGGGCCTGTGGTATATCCTGATCCGGGATTAACTAAATTAATACTTTGAACTACGCTTGCTTTTTGATTTAATGGATCAGCAGCACCGGTGCATACAACAATACCACCACGAAGATTCGCAGTTGCGATACCAGTGACACCACCTGTTGGTGCAGATGATATTGCAACTCTCGGAGCAAACGTATATTTTCTACCACGATTTGTTACATCTATAAATTGAATACCACCATTAACAACCGTTGTAACAGCAGATGCACTTGACGCAGTTCCAACTAATGTAAGAACTTGTGTTCCACCTATGATGAAATCTTCACCATCTGCACCCTCTGTTGCTGCGAGTGTATCATCAATCTCATCAACACCAGTATCAATAACCTCATCTTCATACTGGAAGAGTTCACAACGAAGTGTATAAACGTAATTTTTCTTTAGTTGATAGAATGGTTGTTCATGCTCTACATATTTGATTTCAAATAGACGATCACCTAATGGAAAATAAATTAAATCACCCTCTTTTGGTCTCGTTGATAATCTTACATCTGCCTCATTTTTCATAAGTGGCGAGATGTATGTTTCAAATCTATCTCTTGATATTGTGAGTGTTAGTTCGTTTGTCGCCTGAATACCGAACTTTGATAAAAGTGTTGGATTCTCTCCGTATCCATCAAAAGATTCAACGTAAGCCTCAATTGGATACGCATCATCAAACTTAGATTCAATAACCTCTTTTATTATTGTATTACTATTCGCATACTTTCTTGGCATGTAATGAACATTCACCCCATAGATTTGAAGTTGTTCATTTATGAGAGACTGAACTAAGTTCTGCTCGCTAGTTGATCCTTGTTGAAAAAACGGGTTGAGAACCATGTCACTATCCTATGAAATCAAGAGGTGGTAACTCATAAGTATTTGACATCTGTTCTCTAATAGTATCTAACTCTCTCTGCCCATCTTCATATATTTGTCTACCATTTAACTCTACACCACCGGGCAATTTGACACCCTGAAACTTAATTAAGTTCTGCCCCCATTGTCTCTTCATCAATGCGGTAAGATATCTTTTTAAAAAGTAATCATTATATACACCTGTATGATCATTTGGATCTATGATTCTAAAACAATCAATTACTAGAAAATCATCAACACTCATGGCTGAAAAATCCATATCCATATACAAACGATCTTGTCTTTGATTAAATCTTATTTGCTTCTCTGTTGTAAGTGCAAAGTTAATATCTTCCAAATATCGTTTTGTCATTGCGTAGTTTAAGATACCAGCATAACCAAGATTGAATGCAATATCATTCAAGAATAACTGATATTTTACACTAAACATATTATTTGTTACTGTGTTTGCACCATCAAAATGAAATAGTTTATTGACACCTATCACAGAGTTTGGCATCTGTAGATAGTTGCTATCTTCTTCAAACGAAAACTCCGTTGATACACCAACTATAGTTGCACTTGTTGTGGTAGTCACAATACCAACAGCATTATCGCCACCTCTTCCTCTTGCTCTATCAATATCTACTTGTCTTACTTTATACTTAAGAAATGTTTGTATTACACCATTGAAATGTCTTTCCTGAAAGTATTGAATCGCATCATCTAGTAAATCTTCAGTCTGCTCATCGGCAATATTAATCTCAAGCAATGGAGCACCCAACTGCCTTTTACAGTAATCTATTAGTGTTGATCTACTTGATGGTTGAGCCATTTATACTATACCTCTGTCAATATTTAGGGTGCAGAAGATACACCACCACGTACTTGAATATTTCCGTCTACAATTCGATACACTGTCGCACCAGATCCAACTAAAATATCATATACATATCGACCTGCCTTTACACTCCTAGTATCTGTTGATCCTAGAGATATCGTTAATCCGTATCCACTAGATGCAGTTGTGTCAATACCAACCGTAAATGTAGCCACTGGAAAAGCAGTAGATCCAATCGCTGTGCTTTTTGTCATCTGAGATGATCCTGTCCATCCACTTACGGTATTCAATCCAACAGAATTAGTCGTTGAAAAATTAAATCCAGTATTCGATGTATCTACAATATTGAATTTAGCACTAAAATCAGCACCAACGTTCATAATTAAGTCACATGGATATGCAACTCCCGCTTCTGGATCGAATGTAATTTTTTTAGTTGCCATTTACCAGACTCCTTAACATATCCTTGATTTCAGTAATTTCATTTCTAAGTGTAGATATATCTCTTTCAAGATTATCTACTTTATTTACCTCACTTTGTTTTTGTTGTTTACGTGCAAGATACTGTTCATATTCAGATTTGTTTGTATTAATTATACAGTTAGATTCTGTATCCCTATACAAATGATTATTATTTTTTACTTTGATGTAAGACATTATGCTAGAGCGATGACTTTGAGATTTGAAACTCTTGGGACATAAGCTTGATTTGTTGATGTCATTACAAATTTAATTCTAAATGATTTAAATGATGGTAAATCTTTAACACTAAATGTCAATTCTTTAAATTGTAAATCCTTAGTTACAAATCCACTTGCTTCTGAGGGAGGTGTAAATGCATCAGTTCTTCCATCACTCTTATCTATGGATATAATTTGACCTTTTTCGTTTAAATTATCAAATCCGGGAAATGGTACAAATATTGGTTCAGATCCCTGATTTTCACTTATTGCATAGAAAGCACGAATGTCTGTGTATTCGTTGATGTGGGCATCAAGTATTATTTTTAAAGAAGTCGCTGAAGTTTCTAATGTATTTTCTTTAGAGATATATTGAAATGCTGAAGGATCATTTTCTAAACTATCAACACGATTATCAGTTGTAAAATCGGAAATAAGTTTATCAACCCTATTCGATGTAAGAATCGCGCTAATTCTTTCTGTGTCGATAGTTGGAGATATTCTTGAATCATTTGAATTAAGATTTAATGTCATATTAAATGATCGATCACCCGGTAGCACTGTTATTGATGAATTATTTGTTTCATTTACTCTTGATGCAATAATTCTAGGTGAATTCAAATAATTTATTTTGTTTATACCAACTGATTCAACTGATTGAACAACAAACGGTGTATCGGAACCTTGTCCAGAACCAGTGTTAACACTTGATCCACTCACTGTTTTTATTTCACCAGATAGAGATGTTCCAGAAACAGTTGTATTTTGAATCATTGGTGTGATAACTTCAAATGGCATGTTCTGAGTTGCATGAATTACTGTTCCACCATCCGATTTTGTTTCTTTTAATTTTAATAAAGGATAACTTTCGGCACTTGTTCTTCCAATTCCATTTGCACCCATGTCTAATTTAATTTTATAAGAATCCAAAGTGATTGGATTTGAATCAGTTACATTGGCTAAATTATGTGTTAAATTTATTCTACGTAAAGATACTCCACCAAATTCATATTTAGAAACTAGATCACCAGTTACGTAATTTTGACCAAGAGTTGAATCTTGTTGTCTTGTGATACCTGTAAGTGTATCTCCTGAGAATCCAGTATATTTGATTATCTCATTTTTTATTTTAAGATAGCCTGGGTTTGTTGCAGCAACTCCGACATTTTCAAAAGTTGAAAACTCACTTGTGCTTGCGACTGATATATTTGCTGTTGAATCATTTGCGTAGGGTGCAGTCAATTTAGTTGTAGGAACATCACTTTCAACACCTGATATTGTCACCCTGTTTATTTGGTGATGCATGCCATGATTCTTATGATTCACAACAATATGTAATCCATCGGATACTGTTGTGATACCACTTGCTGGAATGAACGCACCTATTTCACCACCATTACCAGTTACAGCACTTGTTATACCAACAGTTGATGCTGCATACATTAAAGTAGTGCCAGCACCAGTTAAAAATCCACCTTGAACATTATCCAGAATAAGTTCACTTGTGCTACCTATTGATGCAACAGTCAATCTTGCATTGATTCCTAAGTTGGTTGATATACCAAGCACATCACCAACAGAGTATCCCTCACCACCACTAGCGATTGTTGCAGCGACAGCAACACCTCCATCAAAGTGAACATTTGCAGTTGCATCTCTACCACTTCCAGTTATTGTTGATAAAGCAATACCAATTAAACCGCGATTACCTGATGCTGGTGTATATCCGATACCTGCTCTTGATACAGTGAGATCACCGGTTGCAATACCTGCAGTCGAAACTAATTTACCAGTTGCATTTGATCCTTGTTGAGATATTGTATTACCAATCTGAGCGTGAACCCCTGCACCAAAAGCTGATGATATACCAACTCTTATCTTATTTGTTGTGAGATTAAGAGAATTTGGTAACAATTTTGGAATCTGTGCGTTACCTTCACCCAAAATTGGATTATATATTTCAACTGATCCTGAAGGTGAAAATTCAGCTCTGTTTAGAGTAAATTTAAGATCTTCCCACTGACTTGGTTCCCATGTTGAAGCATTTTGTGATTTAAATAATGAACCTAGTGTAGGTTGATTTGATACAAATTCATCAGTTAATAGGTCATTTTCACCTATTCTTGAAATGAAGACCCTATATTTTGCAGATGCTGATAATAAACAAATTGCATATTCAGTCGCTGGTGAAAGATATACCGGTGATTTAAATGTAAATTTAGTTGCAACAGATCCGTTTGTC